GGTGAGCAATGTGGAAGAGAAACCTGATGATGCTAGGAGGGTGATTGTGGTGGGCAAAGACGGCTTTATGAACGCTATTCAGTGGGAAGGAGCAAAGGAGGCCGTGGAGTGGCAGTACCGAACCATCGAGGAGCAGTTCTACCAGCAGACCCAAGTTTTTAACAACTCACCGAGTGCTATGCAGAAAACGCCGCTCAGTGCGGACAACAAGGAAATATTACTCTTTGATAGCAAGGCACGGGCAAAGGATTATGGTGGGGAATACGTTTACATGCTTAACGAAGAGTTTGAACTGGTTAGGCAGCTACTTTCGGTGCAGTACCCACACATGGCCGATGCGTTTGGCCGTTTGAATTGTAGAAGCGTAATTACCCCATACAGCGTCAGGTCGCTGAAAGATAGGGCTGAGAGTGTGAAGATTGCTAGGGATGCGGGGGTACTGAGCATTCAACAGGGAGTTGAGGAGTTAGATTTAGTGGACAATGTGAGCAACGAGGTGGATCAGATACTGAATGAGCGAAACCAAGAGATAACCAACTTGCTATGAAACTAAGCGGGTACGATAGACGGCATGAAGCGAACGTACGTAGGTACATGAAGGAACTACGGGCTATCTACCTATCAGTAATTGGCAGCGTATCGGAAATGACCGTGGGGCTATCCAATCTTGAGTATGCTTTCAGGAATCACCCCGTGCTGAACAGGAAGGTGAATGAACTATTGCGGGCAATGCACGGAGATGTGTTTGCATTAATCGTCAACGGTATTTATAGCGAGTGGGCCGTTGGCAATGAGAAGCACCATGCGTTATTTAATTTGGCTTTCGGCAAGAATGCGAACCGATTGCCACAACTGGCACTCAACAGGTATCTGGCATCAAACATTGCCGCACGGGATGCATTTGCGGGTAGGATAGAGAACGGTTTGAACCTGAGCCAAAGAATATGGAGAAATACCAACCAGTTCAAACAGGAGCTGGAGCTCGCTTTGGAATTTGCGGTGAGCAAAGGGCAATCGGCAAAAACAACGGCTGTTCAGATAGGCAGGTACTTGAATAATCCCATAAAGCTGAGAGAGAATGTACAAACCCGTTTTGGTGAACAGAGGCTGCTGGATGCGGTGGACGTATCGAGACCCAAGGCGGGCATGTATAAATCGAGCTACAAGAATGCTTTGAGGCTGACGCGCAATGAAACTAATTTTGCCTACGAAACGGCTCAACAGATACGGAGACAGCAGCAGGATTTTATAGTGGGTATAGATATTAGCGTTGCTCCGAACTACGACAGGGAATTGGATAAGGGAGGTATCGTATGTGCTGACTTGCAGGGGCGATACCCAAAGGATTTCGATTTCTCGCAAAAATGGCATGTAAACTGCAGATGCGTTGCGACCAACATTTTGAAAACAAGACGTGAAATGGATATGGATGCTGACAATCTCATTCGTGGAGGTGAGCCGAGTGCAGCGAGCGTTAACACAGTGAGGGAGGTCAGCAACATGGAGTATATTAACGAGGTTAAGGAGTTAACAAAGAATTGGAAACGCAAACCGATATGGCTAACGAATTTGAATTGATGAAAAAAGTATCAATAAATATGGCTACCTACCCGAAGACCCGCAGGTACTGCAAACAGGTTTTGGATGGGCTGGTGGACGTGAAGTGTGATATTGTCAGGGTGTACCTGAACGAGTACACAGAGATTCCCGATGAGTTTCCTAAGGGCGACAAGTTCCACTACCATTTGGGCGATGAGAATATTATGGATTCGGGCAAGTTCTACTTCATGCAGCCGAACGAGTACTATTTCACGATTGATGACGATTTACTCTATACACAGGAATATTTTAGGAAGAGCCTAGAGTTTATGAAAGAAACGGGGTATGTGGCAGTAACGACTTTTGGAAAGGTGCTAAAGCCGCAGCCCCGGCACTTCGTGGACGTAGAAATGGTGGTATCGTGGCGGGATGACGTAAAAGATAATTATATCTGCAATGTGGCGGGGACGGGTCTGTCTCTATTTGACACAGATAAAATATACTTCAACTCAAACTACTTCAAGCACCACGGCATGACCGATTTGGAGGTTGCAAGGATATTCCAAGTGAGGCAGTTCCCTATTATTTGCCGAGCGCACGAAGCGAGTGAAGTGAAGTATTTAGCCGACGATTTCAAGGAGACGTTATGGGATAGGCGGGAAGAACTGGTTGAGAAGCATGACGAAATATTGCGCTCAGTGCCCGAATGGGACCTATTTGAACACAAGCGGGTGCTATGGCTCACGAACTATATCCACGACACGCTTATAAATGATGAGAAAATAACCCGAAGCGGGCAATACCTTTGGATTAGGTCAATGGGCGCAGACGTGAGGCGTTGGGCGCAAATAAGGGATAAAGAGAGCATAAATGATTACGATATAATCCACATGAACCTTGCCCCGAACGACCTAGACCTAGCGTTGGAGGTTCGCAGCATTTTGGGCGAAAAATCTAACACGAAGCTGATTTGTCAGGCAGACCACGGGGTTGACGTTATGAATGGGGTGTTCAACTTTCAGCTATTCAAGCAGGCGGTCAACGCAGCCGACTACGTCATAGGCGTTGAAGAGATGCAATGCAGGATGTTGAGGTTCTTGACCCAAAAGCCCGTGATTGAGATTAACAACCCCGTTGACGTTGAGTTCGTGAGGGGAGTGCAGGGATTAACTCAAGAGAATAGGGTGGGCGTGATTTCACATTGCTACCAAGCGCACGAGGCGTATTTGGGTCAGGCATTTGATAGGCTGTGTGTTCCCGTTGACCTGTTGGCGTATCAGGGTCAAGACGCCATTAGGCTGATGAAAACCTACGACACCATATACGGCGATACCGACTATTTGAACTTCCTGAGACTTCTAACGAAGTACAAGGTTCTGGTTGACGGGCATTTGAGCTACTCGATTGGCAGGGTGTGCATGGATGCAGCCGCTTTGGGTATTCCGATGATTTGCAGCGAGCGGAGCGAAACGGCAAAGGTTCTATACCCACATACGCTGGTTAATCCCTATGACGTTGGGGAGATAAGAGAGTTAACCGAAAGGTTATTGAATGATATAGTATTCTATCACAACGTGGTCAGCACAGCATTGGAGCGGGTGGCAGAATTTGATATGTTTAAAACTAAAACGAGACTGTTGAATCATTTGAGCAACGATTGATTATATTTACAAAATTGGACAAACCAAAAAAACTTGAATTATGAGGGACAAAATCCTAGAAACACTGAAAGGCGCACGTGAGCAAAACTCACAGGTAAGCGACCGCACGTTGGAGGGGCTGGCAGACCAGTACTCCAAATTGATTACCACCGATGAGCAGTTGGAGGCTATGGATGCTAAGGGGCTGCTTGAGAATTTGCAGGGCAATATCAACTTCGTTTTGAAAGGCGAATCTGATAAGCTGTTAGCGAAACATCAAAAGGAGCTGGAGAATTTAAAGGCACAACAGAAAGTTGAGCCGAAAAAAGAACCCGAACCACCAGATAACGATGCAGTAAAAACGCTGCAAGAACAAATCCAACATTTGGCCAACCAAATGAAAGACCTTCAGGAGGGGGCTATCAAAGAGGGGAGGCTGGCAAAGATTCAGAAAGCATACGCAGGAATGCCAAAGGCTCAGGTTGATGTTGAGCTATCCCTTTACGAATCGGTGTACGCTGGCATGAGTACGGACGTGTTTAACTCTATGATTGAGCAGAAAACGGAGGCTAACAAGGCGTTTGTTGATTCTGTAAAAGCGAAAGGGTTGGACTTCACCGTACCCAGCAGGGCGCAGGCACAAGACGACGACGGGCAAACGCCTGTGCTAAAAAAAGCCCGTGAAATGGTTAATAAACAAAACAAAGAGAAATGAGACAAATTCAAACCTATGAGGATGTTCTAACGCGAAAGAACATCATCAACAAGGACAAGGCGTGGGACATTCCTGGGGGTGTGAGCCTTCGGACTTCCAACCTTGTCGCAGGGAACTATTTGCCAGAGGGGACTCCCATTTCTGCACCATCAAGCGGCTTGCGCTACGTGTGCAAGCAGGCGGTGGTGGAGAAGGGGTCAACAGCAAAGAGTTTCAAAGTCAAGCAGGGTTCACACCACTTCAAGGCGGGAGACCTTGTAACCCTAGGCAATACGAACGGCACGGCACGGCACATTGCCAGTGTTTCAGCCCCATCAGGGGGGATAGAGAAGATTAACCTATCCACAGCCATAGGCTTCCCTGGCACTTCGCAATCGTTCTTCATCTACGAGGCGAGCACGGCAGGTACGGGTGCGGCATTGAAGCGCACGCCTGATGCTATCCTAAAGTACCCGATTGAGGTGCCGAAAGACCAGATGGTAATTTTTGGCGCAGATGCGTACACACGTGCTGACGTGGTAGAGGGTGCAATAGGCGATAAGTACCTAGAGCATCTAAAGTTCATTAACGTTGTTAAATATTAAGGGAGGGAATAGACATGGCAAAATCACAACCACTAAGTCCAACGGGTCAACTCTTGACCATCGAGGATATAAGGGCGTTCTACGATGCGAACCCCCTCCCCACGTCTGCCATTGATGTGCATTTCCCACTTTCGCAGACTATGGACGGCTCATGGCGAACGATAACGAACGCTATGGGTGAGATGAACATTGCTGCCGACCCGATTCAAAACAAGTCCAGCATTCCCGTTTCGGGGCGCAGGGGTTACAAGTCGGTTCAGGGTGAACTAGCGACCTTTGGCAAGGCGTTTGAGATGGATGCTGCTGACTTTGAGCGTTGGCATAAATTGCAGGAGAATTTCGCACGTGCTCAGAATGCTGATGCTGCAGCTCAACTGCTGGCTTTTTGGGACAACGATTTGGCGAATGTTCGCAGGGCGTTAGAGAATGAGCGCAGGTACTTGGGCTACTCGTTGATTAGTAACGGGTGTTCCTTGGAGTTCGCCGCAGCCAACAGTCCATATTTGGCAGGGCTGGCCGCTATGCAGTACCCAGTCCAGACGTGGCAGAAAGTAAAGACAGGAACTACTTGGACGAACGCTGCTGCAACCATCATTGACGACATCAAGGCGTTCTTCATTGACCTACCCAAATCGAAGGGGATTAGGATTCGCAGCGTCAAAGTGAGCGGCGAGCTATTTGGCTATATCCGTGCGAACACACAGGTAAAGAGCTATTGCGCTACCCTAGTGATGCACCTAATGAGCCAAAACATCCCGCCATCACTGGAGACTGTGAACGCCATGCTAGCCATTTATTTCGGCGTGGACGCTATCCAAATCGAGATAATTGACGACCAGATTACGAGGGAAAATGCTGACGGGTCGTACACTACTTCCAACCCATTCAATTCGATTATGGCTGTGGGTTCGCCCGAGCCAGCCGTGGGTCGATTCGAGTGGAAGCAGATTTACACGGAATCCCCACAGAGGGAGACCTACCAATCGTTCTTCATGGTTGGTTCGTACAAGGAGGAGAAAGATGTACCTTATGGAAAGGTTTACGGCAAGGCGAATGCGTTTCCAGCCGTTGACGCATACTCCCACATGGTATTTTTAAAAACTAATGCAGATGCTTGGTGATGACGGTGAGTGAAGCCATACACGCCCTAACAGCATACCCCGTTCCGAAAGGTACTGTTTCCCTTATCTGTGCGGGTAGGGGCTTGCAGGCTGATGGCGAGCTGGTGGTTGGCAGGGCGTGGCATTTGGCACGAGCTGATTTGTACATGTGGCTCGCTAAGGCTCCAAACATTCGTGAGCAGGAGGTTGCTATTTCGTTCACAAGCGATGAGCGCAAGGCGTTAATCCGTGAGGCGAATAGCATCTACGATGAGCACGGAGAGAGTGGAGGCGAAAGGGTGGGCTACGTGGGCGAAAATTTTAATCTAATCTGATGGTAAAACTGGGAGAAATATCGTTCTACACAGGCACGAGCACAACGGGCGTGGATGGGTGGGGACACCCCCTACCCACACGCCCAGAGTGGTCATCGTACTACCCATGTAACATCAAAGCACCAAGGCGGGAGCTGCAGGAGTACGATGGCGGTCAGTACCGCAGGGCTAACTACGTGATTTTAGTAGATGAGCGATTTGTGGGGACGGCTGATTTTTCCGAGTGCAAAAAGGTTAGGTTGAAGGACAGCAGATGTAAGTGTATCGGTACGCATCAGGTAATATCGAACACCTATCAAAAGTTAACCCGACAAATCCGCATAGTGGTATGATGCGATTCAATTTGAAGCGTGGCAGCGTGGACGCAGCGAGGCGGAATATAAGAGCCTACTCCGAAAGGATGGATCGGGTGATTGTAAGCCGACTGGAATACGTCCTGGAAGAGCTGAAGAACCATGCCAAGTTGAATGCAGGGTACAATTTCCACACGGGCAACCTAAATAGCAGTATCGGAGGAGGCGTTTATAAAAACGGCCATCTTATACACACCAGAGGGTTCGATGTGGTACAGGGAGGCGATGACGGGGCTAAGGTAGGATTGGCTTATCTGAATGAGTTGGCACTG